GTTGTAGTAGTTGAATTGTCTGTAATAGCAATATCAAGGGCTAGAATTTGAACTGAACCAGTTGATAAAGTGATGCTGTCTAAAAGAGGATCTGCGTAAGATACACCTACGGCTTTAGTATTTGAAGTCATGTTTGCTCCTAAAAAGAGGGGTTTGAGGCTAGTTAAGTTTAATCTTTAATTATCGGTTTCGCAAATAGTTTCCGAAATGACCGACAAATGTTTTATTTCCTGTATGACCCATTTTAATTTCAGGATCGCACCATACTTTACCGCCTATTTTGCTCCATCTAAAACAAAATGAATAGTCCTCTCCATATTTCTTATCGCCTTCAGCAATATGGGCAAAAAAGTCATAAAACAGATTGTCTTTAGCTCCATCATGGAAATATTGTTCAGGATAGGCTTCTGCTAATTTTTCTAAACAATTACGGCTGATCTTCATAAATCCAGTTGGAATGGCAGCCACTTCTAAAAGTTTGGTTTCAGGATCTGCCCATAACTGAGGCTTATCTAAGTATTTAATGGGAAATCCTAAGTCATCAACTCGATATGGATAAATACCGCCCACAAGATCAACAGGATGATCTACAAGCCTTAAAAGAGCCCCTTTTTCCCAGGCTACATCAGAATCAACAAAAACAAGGCAATCGGACTCTGTTTTTAAAAAGTTAGATGCTATTGCACCTCGGCAGTCGGCTATATAAGCACTACCAATATCATCAATTAAGGTAAATTTATCGCCTCTAGCGACTAGCATTACAAGATCATTAACTAAGGATCTCATAGTTGCCATATAGACTGAGCCTGTATAGGCTGGAATGGCTATGGTTATATGCAATTTTCTTTCCTTCACAAAAGAAAAAGCCCTCCCTTTTTTAAGGGGAGAGCTTAGTTTTACAACATTATTAGGCTGTAATACCGATGTTCTGCAATGCAGTAATGATGCTATTAACTGCTGTAGAGATCGCTGTTCCTGTAGCGTTAGTAGCAATAGTAGTAATTGCACTAGCTTGAACTACTGGAGTTTCGCCATAAAAACCGATTTCGCCACCAGCGATACCTAAAGCAATACCATCTGCTGCATTGCCGTTAAATAAATAGACTGGTGATACTGATGATGCTGGGCCTGGATTAGACATGATTATTTTCCTTTAAATAGTGTTCAAAAGCAGGGGTTTCCCCCTGCGATTATTAAGATGCAATACGGCAAGCCAACTCAGGGTAGAGTGGGGCCCAACCATACAGAACATCCAAACGAGTAGGAATAGAGTCATTGTTAATTGTGTATTGACGAACTACACGCATAGACAGACCGATTTCCTTATCGGATGCACGACCAGCAAAATGAACACCTTCAGGCAACTCAAGATCGGCTACTGCGAGAGTAAACGCATTTTTGTGCATGAGGATGTTTTGTGGGCTAGTTACACCAGTTTTATTGAAGAAAGATACAGCTTGTGCGCCTGAACTTGTTACGCTGATGTTTTGGAACTGACCAGCAGAAATAGGAGCAGGAGATACATTAACTGTGATTGTGCCACCTGAACCGCTAACGGCTGTGTTCACAACAAAGTTACGCAACTTGCCATAAGACTGACGATTTTGTGGGTTAACAGCATAAACACCAGCGATGGTGAATGTATCGCCTTGATTCAAGCTAACTGAGTTAGTCAAAGTCAAAGTGATGTTTGCATTAGAAGCCCAACCGCTTGTCAAGAAACCAGTAGCTGTTGTTACATTGACTGTAGCTGTTCCAGCAAAAGAGCCGTAAGTTTGGTTTACGATGTTTTGATCCATCTTCCAGTTCATACCAGCAGAATCACGACCCATCAGACCTTTACGATACTGAGTAGAAATCGCTTCTTGTGGAACGAATAGACCTTTCAAGCTATCAACGATAGTAGCGCTTGAGAACGGATCAATGATTACTGATCTGCGACCATCTCGTGGAGCACCTTCAGAGTCAAGATACGCACCAGCGTTCAAGAAAGTAATCAAACCAGTTGGAGGAGTTCCTGCTGTTCCTACTGTGTTGTAGGTAGCATTTTTAGCCATTGTTAAGCCGTCTAAGTCGATCTTATTGGCAATAGCTGCAACTGCTGGCTTCAGAACACGATCAGAGAACATATCCAAGCTCAAAGCCAAGTCCTGAGTTGTGAATTGTGTATCCACATGGAACTGGGTTGAGAGGGTTACAGGAACTGAAGTCTCGTTGAAATCTTCAACATTCAATGCAGGGCCTGTTGTTCCGATGAAACGACCAGGTCTGCGGACATTGACTGTATTACCAATCTTTGCGCCAACTACTGCGAACTGGTCATCATAGTTACGATCTACTTCAGAAGTAAATGTAAGTTCGTTTTCCAAAACCATCAAGGCTTCGTTTGTGATCTTTGAGATCGTTAATAAAGTATTACTCATTTTCTCTTTTCCTTAAAAGAAATTAGGGTTTACCTGATCTTCCCTGCTTTTCGAGCAGCTTTCCACGCTTGGAACGACCCATGAAACTCGCCATCCGAGCCAATAGGGGTTTCCATTGCGCTTCCAGTAGCCCTAATCGGACTAAGAGGAGCAGGAGCTTTAGACTTCTGAACAACAGGCTTACTTCTTACGGCAGTTTCTTCAGCAGCTTCCTGCTTTTCAAACCGAGCCTCCAATTTCCCAATCTCTCTTAACGCTTTTGACAAAGACAAATTTTGGAACTTCTCAGCTTCTTCGCCATCTAGACTAGCTAAATGATAAAGAATCTCAGGGCCAACATCGGACTCCACAATCGCATCTCTCACTTCATCGCTTACGACAATTTGAGTTGAATTAACTATATCGTCAAAATCAGCTAGATTTGGTTTTGCTTTTTGAAGTTTTTCAGCCCATAACTTAGTTATTTTCTGTTTTTCTTCTTCAGCTTTACGATTTAAATCTTGCTGATCCCTGTCATACAACGCTTTTTCTGCCGACCATTCCGCTAATGCCTTTGCATATTCAAAAGCATCATCAAATTGATCTGCCCTAGGTTCTCTGCCGATTGGACTTTCATCAGCTTTAGGCTGTTGAGGTTGCCGATCTTCATATTCCCTAAGTCTTGCTTCCAGGGCCTCTTTTTCGGCTTGAGCTTTGGCAGCGTTTTCTTCTGCCTGTTTCCTTGCCTTAGTTAGCTCTGAAAACCGCTTTTCGAGTTTAGGATTTTGTTTCCGTTCCTCTGTTGCTTTACCTTCAGGCTCTTGATCTTGTCCACTCTCTCCTTCAGCATCTGTCGGCTCTGACTCAGGAGTTTCCTCAACTGCTTCAGCCTCAACAGGAGCTTCTTCGGAAGCTAGACCCATTCGATTCAAAGTCCATTCAGTTAAATTCTCGCTAGTTACTACATTACCAGCTTGTTTTGATTCTGCTACTTGTGCTTCTGACATGAGTATTCCTCAAGATTTTACCCATTGAATCCAATGGTAGATTTAAAACAATTCATTTTTACCACTAAAACTTATTTAAAACAATATTACTCAGCCAGTTTATGTTCTTTGCTAAATTTCTCAAAAAACTTAATCATTTTTTCAGGATCATTTTTAACAAAATCAGTCATCATTTGACGAATTTTATCTTCACCAAATTTATCCTTAGTTTTTTCTAAAATTGTGTCTAAATGCTTGTCGTAAATAGCTTTAGCTCTTTGTTTATCAGTTTTAGCTTCTTTTCTGAAGCCTTTGCTTTTTGCTTCTTTGGCTTCTTTTTGTTCAGCTTTGTATTTATCAAGCTGTTTATCAATATCGCCACGCTTTGCCAATGGAATGTTTACTTCGCCTGGATCATAAGGTCTGCCTGATTTCTCAGCCATCTTCTTTTCCATGTATTCCTCACGATTTTCTGAGGTTACGATCTCTCTAGCCATGATTACATTCCTTGCATTGGTTGTTGTTGCTGTTCCATAGGAGCTTGCTCCATAGGCATTTGTTGTGGCTGTTGCGCTGGCATAGGCTGTTGCGGAGGCTGCATTAAAGGATTCTGCCCTTGGTCAATATCAGCTTGAGCTTGCATAGCAAAAGCGTATTGCTCCTCATTTCTACGATCTAATTCAGCTTTAATTGCGGAAGTGTCCAAATTCGCAATAAGCATCCGAACAATCGCATCAATTTCAGTCTTATTCTGACTTGTAATTGAGCGAGTATTTTGGTCATTGACCTTAACTTCAGCCATAGTTTCTGTATTGTGCGCTCTAGCAGTAACATCCATGAGCTTACGAGCTGTAGAAGCTCTTTCCTTCATCTCGGTTACAGATTGACCATATTGCAGATTCATTGTGAGAGCTTGATTTTGCTGTTGCATCTCCTCAACCATCTTCTTAGCTTGCGCCAACTGCATCTGAACTTGTGGAGGAATGTCTGATTTTTCATCAATCTGAGCCAATGGATTAGCAGCAGCCATACGATCAGCAATAATCTCAGCTCCTGGGAAGTCCATGTTACGGAAAATCAAATCGCCAGCAGTTTGCATGAGGTTTGGATCAGCAGCAAGCAATGTCATCATGGCTTCTACTGCTTCGCCACGCTTAGTAGCAAAGCCAGGGCCTGTATCCATTACTACATCATAGCGACCAACTGATACATCATTGAGAATCTTCTCAACACCTTCTTCATCGGTAACTCTTTGATTTAGCGTAATAATTTCAGGCTTTTCATCAGCCCCGATAATACGCATTACACGCTCTGTATCGTAAATCTTAGGGATCAGATCAAGAATGATGCGACCACAATAAGCAATGGAACGAGT